TGGCTATAACACTGTCAAGACTGACACGATTGCAGGTAAAAGCAGCGGCTCATATCAGCGGGATTATTTGCTGACGTTAACTGGATCGTTCCCTGTAGACATCAAGGTTGTTCGTAATACAGCTGATAACAGCACAACAAAGCTTGCAAACACAACAAATTGGCAGAGCTTTACGTCAATCATTGACGCCAAACTTGCTTACCCAAACAGCGCCCTTGTTGGTTTGCGCCTTGGCTCTAATCAGTTCAATAATATTCCTCAGCGTAAATATCTAATTCGTGGCATCAAAGTTGCAATCCCTAGCAATGCAACCGTAGACACCACGACACACTTAGGGCGCATAACCTATTCCGGTGTCTGGAACGGTCAGTTCCAAGCAGCAACGTGGACAAACGATCCAGCTTGGTGTTTATGGGATTTGCTTACGAATGAAAGGTATGGGTGTTCTGTGCCTGAGTCATCGCTGGATCGATATGACTTCTTTGCAATTAGCCAGTTTTGCAACACGCTTGTTGATGACGGTAATGGCGGACAAGAGCCACGCTTTAGTTGCAACCTGCTGATCAACCAACGTAAAGAGGTTTACAACGTCATCCAAGAGATGAGCAGCATCTTTAGGGGCATTTCTTACTACGGCGCTGGCTCGTTGGTATTACTTCAGGACAAACCTTCTGATGCTCAGTACACGCTTGGTCCTGCCAACGTTGTTGATGGCGTGTTTTCGTATTCTGGATCGTCAGTTCGCAGTCGTCACACCTGCGCCACTGTTGCGTACCAAAATTATGACGAGCTTGGCGAGGTGTCGTTTGAGTACGTTGAAGACGCTGATGCTGTTGCAAAGTACGGCGTCAACAATAAAGACATCAAAGCAGTTGGGTGTTATTCGCAGGGGCAAGCCAACAGGCTGGGTAAATGGACATTGCTTAGTGAGCAAGATCTCTACGAAACGTGCAACTTTGCCATTGGTATTGATTCAGGCATTGTTGTCAGACCTGGCATGGTGGTGGACATTGCTGATCCTTTGCGCGGTGGAACGCGAAGGAACGGGCGTATTTCATCAGCCACTACAACCCAGATAACGATTGACAGCACGACAGAGCTGTCAGTGAATATGGGCAATAGCCCCACAATCTCAGTCGTCTTGCCAAACGGTCTGATTGAGACCAGGGACATCAATACAATCAGTGGAACGGCAGTCAATGTCACTGTTGCGTTTAGCCAAGCTCCAGCAACTAACGCCCCATGGTTGATTCAAACAACCGACATCCAGTCGCAACAGTTTCGTGTAATTAGCGTTGCTGAAAGTGGCGATGGTGTCTTTGGCGTTGCTGCTATCAAGTACAACGAAAGTATTTACAACGCAGTTGAGCAGGATCTAAACCTGACTCAACGTGACATCACCAACATCTCCGCAACACCAACAGCGGTAACTAACATAGCGGTCACTGAATTTTTATACAAAGAAGGCGGTCTAGTCAGAACAGGCGTCGACATAACTTGGACAAGCCCTGTTCTCAATGTGAGTGATTTTGTTCTTCGTTATCGGTTAAATGACAACAACTTTGAGCGCATCACTACTGAATCACCATCAACGCAAATCAAGGGTCTGAAGTCTGGAACGTTAGAACTTCAAATAACGGCTCGTAGTTTTATTGGCAAGTCTGGGCCAGTCACTAGTCAGACGTTTGCACTGCAAGGCAAAACAGCAATCCCAGGCGACGTTCAGAACCTTACACTTGAACCGTTGAATTACAACAGCGCACGATTGCGTTGGGACGAAACCGTTGACTTAGACGTAAAAGTTAGCGGCAAGGTGCATATTCGTCACAGCAATCTGACTGATGGCAGTGCGACGTGGAGCAAGAGCACAGACCTTGTAGATGCTATTGCGGGCGGTTCAACTGAAAAGACTGTTCCGTTACTTGAAGGCGAATATCTGGTCAAGTTTGAGGATGACGGAGGCAGAAAGAGCGCAACAGAGGCCAGCATTATTGTTGACCAGCCAGTCGCTCAAACGTTTTACGGCGTTGCAACGCAAAGGGAAGACCAGCTTTCAACTCCTTTCAGCGGCACAAAGACCAACACGACTTACAGCACTGACGCTGGCTACGACGCTTTAATCCTTACCAGTGCAGGCATCACCGCAGGCACTGGTGAATATGCCTTTGCCAGCACGCTGGATTTAGAGGCCGTTTACAGCTTGGATTTGGAACGTCGGCTTGTGTCGCGGGGTCTTTACCCAAGCGACACTTGGGACAGCCGTACAGATTTAATTGATACTTGGGTAGATATTGATGGTGGCGTTGTTGATCAGGTCAACGCAGAGCTGTACGTGCGAAAGACCAACGACAACCCGTCTGGCTCTCCGACATACAGCGCATGGCAGCCGTTGGCAAGTGGTGTTTTGAAAGCGCGTGCGTTTCAGTTCAAAGCTGTGCTGACCACAGCTAATGCGGCACAAAACATCCTTGTGGATGAGCTGGGCTACAAAGTGCAGATGCAGCAACGGACAGAAGGCAGCAACGGGTTTGTGGCTAGTGGTACGGCGTCAGGCGGTAAAGCAATTACTTTTGCCAATTCTTTCTTTACAGGCACCACAAGTTTGGGCGGCGCAAACAGTGCTCTGCCAACAGTGACGATTACGCCTCACAACATGGCAAGTAATGATTTTTTTGTTGTAAACAGTTTGTCTGGGTCAGGGTTTACGGTTGAGTTCTTCCACGGCAGCAGCACAATCGACCGTAATTTCATGTGGTCGGCTACCGGGTTTGGCAAGTCCTAGTAAAGTGTGAGAAATAGCGCATTAAGGCCCCGTGGCAACTCATGACTATGTTTTAGCCAATCAAAGCGGAGCAGCATTCCGTGGTGATCTAAACAATGCGCTGGCTGCTATCTCCAGCAACAACAGCAATTCAACTGACCCAGCAACGACATTTGCTAATCAGTGGTATGTGGACACTGGCGACAACACCCTAAAGATCAGAAATGCTGCCAACTCGGCTTATGTAAACGTCAGCGCAGTTGGCGGCATTGGATCTGCAAACCTTGGCCTAGCCCTTGCTGCATCACCAACGTTCACTGGGACGGCAACGTTTGGCGGCAACGTTTTGATGAGCGGCACCGGGGTAATCGACCTCCCGGCTGGTACAACTGCTCAGCGTCCGGGCAGTCCTAACAACGGGATGATCCGGTATAACTCAACGCTTGCGCGTTACGAAGGTTATTCGGGTTCAGCGTGGGGGCAGCTCGGTGGCGGCGCTACTGGCGGTGGAACGGATCAGGTGTTTTATACGAACGGCCAAACGGTGAACACAGATTTCACGTTGGCTGGAACGCTTAACGCAATGTCAGCTGGCCCGGTAGCGGTTGCCAGTGGAGTTACAGTAACGGTAAGTTCCGGTGCCACTTGGACGGTGGTTTGAGATGAGCACGGTAAAAGCAGCCAATTTACAGAACACGGGGAGTGGAGCCCCGGCGTTTAAGAACAGCTCTGGCACGGAGATCGGTCAGCTTGTTAAGGCGTGGGTGAACTTTAACGGGGCTGGAACGGTTGCTATTAATGATTCCTTCAATGTCGCTTCACTTACTGATAATGGAACAGGTGATTACACAGTTACTTTTACCAATGCTATGGCCAATGCAAACTATTGCGTTGCTACATCATCACCAGTAACTTCCGATCAGGGTAGTGCTTATTCGTTTGGCTTGCGCTTTACAGGAAACCCTGACACTGGTAGTCCAACAACTAAAACAACTGCTGCCATCCGATTGATGAATAGGCGTGGTGCCGATGTAGACATAGCCAACGCCAACGTTGTCGTTTTTGGAGACTGATTTATGAGCACACTTAAGGTCGCTACTATCCAAGACACGTCGGGCAACAACAGCTCGACACCTGCTCAAGTTGCTGAGGGCAGGGCAAAAGCGTGGCTCAATCTTAACGGCAGTGGAACTATTGCCATCAGAGATTCTTTCAACGTCAGCTCTGTTTCAGACAGTGGCACTGGTGTTTATGTAGTTACGATGGCTAATGCGATGGCAAATACTAACTATGTAGTTATCGGCAACAGTATGCACCTTAGTGGAACTTATCTTGCTTTATCAACTATCAGAGACAGAGACCAAAGCACAAGGAGTGCCACGCAGTTTCAGATAGACTGCCTTAATAACTCCGGGTCTGTTACAGATGGGGAGGAAATCCACGTTGCTGTTTTCGGAGATTGATCCATGAGCACACTTGCGGCTTTTGCTAAAATTCACGTATTAACGTTTTTGCCATGAGCGACAAGCGTATTATTTTTCCCAATGACGACGATGGCGTTTCTGTCATCATTCCGTCAGACAACTGCGGGCTAAGTGTTGAAGACATCGCCCGTAAAGATGTGCCTGCTGGTAAGGCATATCAAATCGTTGACGTAGCGGACGTTCCAAGCGATCGTTCGTTCCGTAATGCTTGGACCTACACGGAGAGCTGAAATGCCTATCGGACTTGATCTAACCAAAGCAAAAGACATCCATCGTGGCAATGTGCGTGTGGCACGTAAGCCATTGCTGGAAGCCAAGGATCTTGAGTTCACCCGCGCTCAAGAAACCAGTGCTGACACCACTGCAATCGTGGCTGCTAAGCAATCACTGCGTGATGCGCCTGCTGCTTCTGCAATTGACGCTGCAACCACAGCTGATGAGTTGAAGGCAGCATGGGACACGAGCCTTTTAGGCGCTAGTCCATACGCGTAAAAAACTTCCCTTTCAGCTAAACTCCTTTTAGGTAGTATGGGCTCAATGGGCGAAAGGTATGTCTGTTCAGCCTGGTACGTACAACATCACTCTGCAAAGGCGGGCTGATTACAGCGTTCTTCTGCAGTTTAAGGACAGCACAGGCACTGTAATAAATCTGACTGGCTTTACGGTTTACGCTCAGACCTGGAACAAAGATCGTTCAACTAAATACGCAGATTTTGCTGTTGCGTACACAAACCGCTCCAATGGGCAGGTGACGATCAGCTTGACTGACGCTCAGACCGCAACGTTTATTGACGAGTTGCGATACGACGTTTTGTTGGAAGACAGCAGTGGTTCTCGGGAGTATTACCTTGAGGGCATCATTTTCGTTAGCCAGGGATATACCGCACCATGACGACAGTTAACGTCACAACGACTAAGAACACCGTCACCGTTACAGAAAACGGATCGTCAACGGTTGTTCAAACTCCGGTTACAACGACAGTTACAGCTACAACGGCAGGTCCGCAAGGTCCGCAAGGCCCAGCAGGTTCAGCCTTTACATTGAATCAAGCGTCTAAGATCGATAAAAGCGTTATCTATTACGACTCAGCTTCTGGGGAGTACAGAGCAGACGCAACCTGGACCATTAACACGATTGTCCTTGGAGGCAACTTCTAAGCCATGTCAAACACCATCAGGATTAAAAAGCGTGCTGCCGGTGGTGCGTCTGGCGCTCCAAGCAGTTTGGCTCCTAGTGAGTTGGCCTACTCAGAAGTTGACAATATCCTGAGCTATGGATTCGGGGATGCTGGCGGGGGTAACGCAAGCTCTGTTATCTCAATTGCCGGTTCTGGAGCGTTTGCAACGCTTACGGGCAATCAAACGATAAGCGGCAACAAGACGTTCACTGGAACGGTTGACCTTAGTAGCGCCACTCTTAGTGGCAACACAACTTTCAGCAATAACTTGATTGTCAGCGGTGATCTTACGGTTTCTGGCACCACGACAACAGTTAACTCAACCACAGTTGATGTTGCTGACAAGAACATCACGCTCGGCAACGTCAGCACGCCAACGGATTCAACTGCTGATGGCGGTGGCATCAGCCTCAAAGGCGCAACAGACAAGCTATTTCGCTGGTTAAACGCAAGCGATAGCTGGACATCAAGCGAGCACCTTGATCTTGCTAGTGGGAAGGCTTATTACATCAATGGCACAAGCGTCTTAAATTCCACAACTCTTGGCAGTGGCGTTACCGCTTCTAGCCTGACTTCTGTTGGCACGTTGGCCTCTGGAACGTGGTCAGCCTCAACAATTGCCGTCAATAAAGGCGGAACGGGCCAAACGAGTTACACAAACGGCCAACTGCTGATTGGTAATACAACCGGCAACACGCTGTCAAAAGCAACGTTGACGGCTGGCAGCAACATCACTATTACCAACAGTGCGGGTGGCATCACAATCGCTGCTGCTGCTGGCGCTCCAACCGCTGGTAATGGCATTGACGTAAGCGGTTCTGAGGTCAGCGTTGATCTAAAAGCCAACGGTGGCCTTGTTATTGAATCCACTGAGGTTGCTGTTGATCTGAGTGCTTCCAGCATTACCGGAACGCTTGCCGTGGGTGATGGTGGTACGGGTGCAACATCTGCATCTGCTGCCAGAACCAGCATTGGCGCTCAAACGCTTGCGGCTGATTTAACAACCCTGTCTTCGTGTCAATCAGGCGGTGCATCTGCACTTGCTGCACTGACCTCAACTGAGATTGCCATTCTTGATGGAGCGACAGTTAGCACCAGTGAGTTGAACGTTATTGATGGCAGCACTTCTGCAACGTCAACCACGCTTGCGGCTGCAGATCGCATGGTCATTAATGATGCTGGAACGATGGTCCAGGTTGCATTAAGTGATCTTGTCACCTTCCTTGAAAACGGAACTGCGAGTAGCTTTGAGCTTGATGGCGGCACTTTCTAGGGTTTAATCAATGGCAAACACCATCAAGCAAAAGCGCGGCACCTCTGATCCAAGTGCCTCAGATCTTGTTGTAGGCGAACTTGCGCTAAACACTACTGACGGTGGTGTCTTCACCAAGACTGATGGCGGAACGGTTGTTGAGGTTGGCGCAGGGGGTTTATCAAACAACGCTACAGACAGCACAAGTCTTGGTGTTGGCACGAATGCTCTTGATTCTGAAACCAGCGGTACAAATAACACAGCCTTTGGATACAACGCTGGTACTGCTATTTCAGGTGGAGATTACAACGTTGTTGTTGGCAGTGAAGCAGGCGAGTCGGTTACAACAGGCAATGAAAATGTGCTGATTGGGTATCAGGCAGGTGAATCAGTAACGTCAGGCGAAGAAAATGTACTGATTGGTTATCGCACCGGACAAGCACTAACAACGACATACGGAACAACTGCAGTCGGATTTAGTGCAGCGAGGCAACTAACTTCAGGTGCTGATACTACCGCTGTAGGCTATCAAGCCCTTGAAGATTGCACTTCAGGCAACCGTAATAGTGCTTTTGGTTATCGAGTACTTGAAGATCTTACGACAGGAGGTAGTAATACTTGCATCGGAATGTATAGCGGCACAGAAGTTACAACAGGTTCATACAATACAGCGGTCGGTGACCTTAGCTTGTACAAAGCTACTACTGCTACCTCATGCACATCTTCTGGTTACGCTTCACTTAATAATTGTACTGGAAACTACAATACCGCGCTTGGGTCGTATGCGGGCGATTCGATTACATCAGGAACCAATAATACAGTTATTGGATATAACGCCGATGCAAGTTCTGCCACTATTAGCAATGAAATTACGTTAGGTAACAGCAGTATTTCTTCGCTGCGTTGTAATACTCAAACGATTAGCAGTTTGTCAGATGTACGCGACAAGACTGATGTGCAGGAGCTGCCAGAAGGTTTGGCATTTATTGACAGCTTGAATCCGGTCAAATTTCAATGGCAGACCCGCGACGGTAACGGCAAAGATGGAACGTATGAGGCTGGTTTTATTGCACAAGATCTGCAATATGTGCAGCAGCAATCCAGTGCTGATTATTTGGGTCTAGTAATGGACGAAAACCCAGAACGCCTTGAAGCTTCATACGGGAAGCTTGTACCCATCTTGGTAAAAGCAATTCAAGAGCTAAAGTCTGAGGTGGAACAACTTAAAGCTAATGTCTGACACTCCAACAGCTGAAGAGATCGCGGGACATTATTCCGCTGCAATGGACAGCGTGAATTTGATCAATGCTCTGATGGCTCAAGACAGTCGCACCAGCGAAGATCAAGACACGGTGGATCGTAATGTCGATCACCTGCAAATCATGGTTGCCAAGGACTACTGGACGACTGAGGACATGACTCCTCTAAACAACGCAATCACAGCCGGAAGCTAATGCAAAAACCTGATCCAATGATGTCCGCATCTTACGGGGCCACTGACATCGAATCTCAGAATAATAGAATTACATGGCTTGAGATGCTCTATTTGCACGAAGGCCGTGACAAGCCTGATCACCCCCAGCGAGGTCTTTATACGGGGCTGCATAAGAAGCATCATCTATGGGTTCC